TGCACCGTAGATAGGTGTTAGCCTGGACATGACCAGCCCACCTAGGGCAGATGCGAACAGGAGTAACACTATGGCTCCCCCAAGTTTGGTTCCCCCTAAGAACGTCCTGGAACGGTGGCGACGGGAGGGCTACACCCAAAAGCAAATGGTGGAGTTGACGTTCCAGGAGTACGGCAACGTCGTGTCGCGTAGTGCTATCGCGGCAGCTATGGCCCGGTACGGGTTGAGTGAGGACGGCAAACGGTACGAGGAGTACGTCCCGTGGAGGGTGTCGTCGGAGCATGCCACCGCCAATCCGTTGCGCATGCTCAGGTTACTGGCCCGTGACCACGCAGGCGAGGAGTTGAATGCGAAAGAGCGCGGCATGCTGGACAGCTGGTGGAAGGCGATGCGGCAGAACGAGTGGATTGTCGGGTACGACCCGGACGACATCAAGGGTTTCCATTACATAGACGACATGTACCGTGATCACGACGACCCGGATATTCCTATTCGACGGAAGCGGCTGCGGGTAGCAAACCCGCGACACGCCCGCAATTAGGTGGTTGTTTGGCGGTGTTGTTACACTGTCACCGTTGCCGTGCCGGACCGTAACCCGATACCGCAACCAACCGTAACCGTAACGGCCCCGCCCATTAGAGGCGGGGCCGTTCGGCGTTTACCGTAGGGGTAAACACGGTGCCGTACGGTTACGGTTATCCGCCCCGCCTTAGAGGGCGGGGCGGATACGGTAACGGTGCGGATTTTTTTGCGCCCGAGCTTGTTTCTGAGCCAACCACAATGTCGCAATTTTGTCACAGAACTTGCACACATTCCTCACTTATTGTTGACTTCTAACTGACCACGCGACACGCCGATACCCGGGAATGTTGGACAGTGTTCCGTACGGTCACTATCGTCAAGGCACGACAACATGGGGGATCACATGGAAATCGCAATCACCCGAACTGACCGGTCAATCGTCGTCATTGTGGATGGGGACATAACCCAGGAACAGTGGCTTGAAGTGTGTGACGAGTACAACTTGCGCGGCGAGCATGTGCGGGTTGACGACTACACCACCGAAGGTGACCGTCACTCATGGTGGTTCACGCTGCTCCCCCACAATCAGAAAGTGGAGGTCCGCAAGTGAGCTACGTGTCCTATTCACAACTAGAAACACTCTTGTCGTGTGGTGAGAAGTACCGCCTCACGAAGATTGTGCAAGTACCCGAACAACCAGCGTGGTATCTGATCGGTGGCAGTGCCGTGCATGCCGCAACCGAGGCATACGACTTGGCGAAGCATCGGGAGGCGCACGGTGAGTGAACTAACCACGCTGGCGTTAGACGAGTTCACTCGCTACGTCGATGATGAATTAGCGAAGTACCCGGACGGCACAGAGTTTCGTGCCGGTGGTCGTAAAACAAAGCAGTGGCCTGATGGGGAAAACCTTGACTGGTGGCGTGAGGATGGCCCGGAACAAATCAAGGGCTACATTCAGTGGCGGGAAAACAACCCGAACCTGGAGCTGGCTGTGTTTGCCGGTAAACCAGCAGTGGAAGTGGAAGTGTCCGCTGTCATCCACGACACGCTCACGTTGCGGGGCTTCATTGACCGGGTGTTTCTTGACACGAACACGAACACGTACCTGATTGTTGATTTGAAGACGGGACGTAACTCGCCACCTAGCCCGTTGCAGTTGGCGTTCTACCGGCTTGCGTTGCGGGACACCCTGGGCGTGGATGTGCCGTTGGGTGCCTACTACATGAGCCGTAAGAACAGTCTCGGCCCGATCTTTGACTTGTGGTATCCGCGGGACGTGATCGTGGACTGGTTGACGAAGGCCCGCATCCTGATCGACAACGACCTGTTCGTGCCGCATTTGACGAGCATGTGTGGGTCGTGTGGCGTGAAGGATCACTGCTACGCCTACAACCCTGCGGTGCCCGCCCCTGTTTCTTTCACCCCTGATAGCAACACTACAGAAATGGAGGTCACTAATGAGTGACGCATTTGATGGCTGCATGGTGCAGGCCAGTGTGAAAACCCCTGCGGGGACGTTGATCAACGCTAAAGGGCACGACGACCAGTCGTTCTCTATGGCGTTGGCGATTGTTCACGACCACATGAAAACGATTGTGGAGCTGGAGCAGCTTGCTGCTGCGGTGAAGAACGTCGCTGCCGTTATGCCGGTCGCCTCAGTGACGACGCTCCCAACTGCCGCTCCTGCGGCTCCCGTGGGTGACGGGTGGGACTCTCCCGCTCCCGCGTTCGCCCAAGCGCAAGTGCCGTCATGTAAGCACGGCCCCCGCACGGGACGTAACGGCGTGTACAAGTCCGGTGCCCGCGCCGGTCAGCCGTACAAGGCGTGGTTCTGCCCGTCACCGAAGGGCACACCGGATCAGTGCAGCCCGATGTTCTTGAACCCGGGCACGCCGGAGTGGGACTCGTTCCCTGCCTAATGAGAACCCTGCATAGGGCTGTCACGTCCATCGACCGGGGCGGCACCGCACTGCCGGTGCCGTTCCAGTCGTGGGCGGAACGCAGCATCACGATCCGACGTGGCGAAGTGTCCATGATCGCCGGTCAGCCTGGAGCCGGGAAGTCCACGCTGGCGTTAGCGATAGCGGTGCAATCACAAGCACCCACGTTGTACGTGTCTGCGGACTCGCACGAGTCCACGATGGCTTTACGCACAATCAGCATGGTGACAACCATGTCGCAGCATGATGTGGAAGAACACATCAAACGGGACCCGCAGTGGGCGGCGGAAGTTCTCCGCAGCCACGCCTCACACATCAAGTGGATGTTTGACCCGTCGCCCACTCTTGCGGATTTAGAAGACGCCGTATCCACGTACCGTTTGATGCAAGGCGACAACCCACACCTAGTGGTGATTGACAACGCTGTCGATATTACGCACGACACGGGTGACGAGTTCGCGTCGCTACGTAACTTGATGCGGGAAGTGAAGTGGTGGTCCCGAGATACGGGTGCCGCGTTCTTGATGCTGCATCACACGAGCGAGTCGTATTCCGGTAACCCGTGCCCCCCTCGTGCCGCATTGCACGGGAAGATCAGCCAAATCCCGTCACTGGTGGTGACGATAGCGGCCCCGGAACCGAGCGTTATGGCGTTGGCGGCGGTGAAGAACCGTTACGGCCCCGCTGATGCGTCGGGCAGTGATTTCTTCCGCATGTACTACTACCCCGCCACGATGACCGTGAAGGATTTTGAATGACGGCGACGGTGTGGCAGACGGACACGGATCGACGCCGTGAAGACTTAGTGCGGTCAGCGTTGAACACGTATTGGCGTAGTGATGTGGTGTTCGACCCGACACCCAGGTTCTTTCCTACTGATTTCCATATGACTGTGATGGATGGCAGTTATGGGCAATACATCGGTGACATGGAAGTGAAGTGGTATCGGCAGGACACGACTCGTGGTGGTGGCGTGTTCAACTACAACAAGTTGATGGTGCTGTCGTCGCTACCGATGTGGACGGATCACCCGGATTTCGGTCACCGTGTCGCTTTCCGTTACGCCGATGGGTTGCTGCTGGTGCCGGTGCGGGAATTGGCGGGGTTGCAGCCGTACTGGTTTACCCGCCCTGACACGAATGAACGTGACCTTGTGGTGAATGTGCCCGTGCATGAGCTGCGTAACTACTGGATACCGGTGGTGGTGAACGAGTGAGTACCTACAACAAGGTCAAGGGCACGAAGTTTGAGACAGACGTGGAGAACTACTGCAACGAGGCGGGCGTGCGTTCCCGTCGTCTGCCCCGCGCCGGGAACCGTGACATTGGTGACGTGTCGATCACGGTACGCAACGAGGTTGCGATTGTGATGGAAGCGAAGAACGTGAAGAAGCAGGACATGGCGGAGTTTCTGCGGCAAGCGGACGTGGAGTCATGTAACTACGAAATGAAGTACGGCGTGCCGACGGTGCCGGTTGTGGTCACGAAGACCAGGCAGAAAGGTATCGGGGAGTCCAGGGTCACGATGACACTGGACACACTGCTTGATTTGCTGCGGCTAGTTGATGCGACGTGAGTTACCGCTTCGACATATTCGCTGTCCTCCAACACTACGGATGGAAGCTGCCGAAACCGAAAGGCCCGTGGCAGACCGTGAAATGCGGTGCCCACGACGACACGCAAGCGTCCTGCCGTGTCTCCAGCGACCGTGGCTACGTCAAATGTATGGCGTGTGACTTCCAAGGCGACGCAATCAACATTGTCCAACACTATGAAGGGATTGAGTTCCGTGATGCTGTCCGTCGATGCGAGGAAATCACTGGAACAAGCAACAGCGACATATCACAGTCAATTAGACGCCGCCAAAGATTACCTAAGGGCGCGAGGGATAACGAAAGCAACCGCAGATATGTACCGTCTCGGCGTCGTCGCTAACCCCATCATCGGTGACGAACAATACGTGGGCCGTATCGCTATCCCCTACTGCACACCGACAGGGGTGGTGGATATTCGCTACCGCACGATGAGCAACGACGACTCACCGAAGTATTTGTCCCGCCCGGGTGCGAGCGACACGATGTTTAGTGTCAATGCGTTCACTGTGGACAGTGACTACATCGCCATTTGTGAAGGCGAGTTCGACACGATGATCGTGAACGGTGAAGTAGGTGTACCCGCTGTCGGTTTGAGTGGGGCTAACAAGTGGAAGAACTGGTATTCCCGTGCATTTCAGGATTACCGGAAAGTGTTTGTGTTAGCGGACGGCGACCAGGCCGGTTCGGATATGGGTAAGCGCATCGCGCAGAGCATCGACGTTGCAGTGGTGGTGTCTATGCCGGAAGGCATGGACGTGACAGACGTGTTCCTCGCGGAAGGCGCGGACGGTATCCGAAGGAGAGTAGGACTGTGAATGATGATCCATCAGGATTGGGTGAGTCTCCTGCACTCACTGACTTCCTTGGGGTTGCGGATAGAAAGCCACGACCGGGAGACGGGGCGCATAACACTGGCGGTATACCCATTGCCCCGGCACAACACCCCGGGTACGGGATCACAAGCGAACAGTTAGCGGAGGCGCAGCGGCGTTTCGCTAACTATGCACGGCTGCGCATCATGGGCACCGGTAACCGGGAGTATTCCCGTGGCTCGTCGCAGGCTTTTGAGGACATGAGTGTTCACCGGTTGATTGACGAGATGCGTGACGAGCTGGCGGACGCCGTGAATTATCTGACGTTCCTGGATGTGCAGTTGTCCCGCTGGAAGAACAATCTGGAGGCACGACTATGAAACGAGTATGGGTCGTTTCTGATCTGCAAGTACCGTTCCATGATGCCAAGGCAGTCGCCGCTGTCTCGCAGTGCATCGCTGACATGAAACAACCGGACGACATTGTGATGACTATTGGGGACGAAATGGATTTCCAAACCGTTTCCCGCTGGTCATCGGGCACACCGCTGGAGTACGAGCGCAGCATCGGTCGTGACCGTGATG